TCTTGTTCTACAACCCATAGTAGAAATTGTTGTTGAAGGAATAATTTGTTTAGCAATTACCTTATTGTCCTTAATTTCTACAACATCCCAATAATCACCTGGAATTTCAGGATTTTCAATTTGATAGATTGGTTCAGGATAAATGGTATTTTCAGTCTTAATATTCTTCAATTCATTCTTACCACGAACTTTCATATCAATAGTTGAACCAACTTCAAATTCCTTTGTATTGTATTTTACATAAGGCTTATTGAATGTAGAATCAACACTCACGAAATTAGGATAGAATCTACGAGCAAGACACTTGATAGAATCCATATACAAATCATAGTTAGGGTCAGTTTCATTCTTTGTATAACCCTTCATAAGTTTGAAGATTAGAATTGGGAATATGGCAGTCAAACCATCACCAAGTCCTTCCATTTGTGATTTGATAAGGTTCTTCGTTACCATTCTACCACAATTAGAAATATCAAGACCAAAGTTCAATGAACTAAATGGAACCTGGTTTCCAGAACGAGACTGTAATGAATTTAGATTACCAATAAGACCTTCCATAGCCTGATGTGTATCTGAATCAGTCTTACTAATTGCTCTATCTACACAATTCTTTGGGAATTTTGCATATAGAAGTTCAATTGGCTGGTTCATTGAAATATTGTCTAGTTCAGACAAATCTATATCAGCATGGTCTTCATTGTATTCAATATAACTATCAATTTCATTCTTTAAGTTCTTCTTAAATGAAATATCTACGAATGGTGCAAGGTCAAAGTCAATGTTATCATCAGCAATTCCACCATACTGTTGATTGGATTGTAATTGAAGAATTACAGCGGTCAATGCAGCAGCAGATTGAATTGACTTTGGTGAACGGAGAAAACCTGTACCCGAATCAAAACCAGTCTTCAATAATTTTCCAACTGGAGCGAATAGACAGTTAAATGTAAGATTGTATTGGTTCAAATCGTGAATATGGATATAGCCATCTTTATGTTCTTGAGCATATTTACGATTTATGTTATTGAGTAAGTTATACATTTTGTTAGTTTCAGATGCAATTTTGCCATATGTTCCAGCTGGAGTAGCACCTGATTCATTAGCATTGTCTCTTAAAATATTGGATGATTTCAAATCACTTTCAGTAATTTCCTTAATTGTTTTAACAATTTCGGATTTTGTGTTTCTAACACGGTTTCTTTCTTCTCTAAACAAAATAAAATTTTTGGCAGCTGCAGGATAGTTTTCCATTAATTCTCGTTCAACGATTGAGTTAATCTCTTCTACCTTGATAGAAGTTTTATTTAGTTGTTGAACAGCATCAATGACTTTGTCAGAAACTTTATCCAAATCATCATCGGTAAAAGTTGTATTAGAAGCAATTAATGCATTCTGAATAGCTGTTACGATTTTGGTAGGATTGAATTTCCTACGGCGACCATCTCTCTTAATAATATTCATATAACCTCTTTATTTGCCTACATTAGTAATAAATTCACATCAAATTTTTTTTATTTGTCAAAATTGGTTTTATATTTATATCAAAATTAGAAACAAATATTATTATTCCAGAATTTTTATATTTTATTTTCACTCAATGCTTAAAAAATGACTAAAGGTTTAATTACCTCTAGCCATTTTAATTTTCTATATCAAACGATTATTCATCATCGCCAAAGAAAGCAGCAGCACGATTTACATAATCATCTTCAAAACTTGGTTTCTTTGGTTCAGGTGGTGTTTGAGTTTGTACTGGTTTTTCAACTGCAGGATTTTGTGTATCATTCTTAATCTCAGTATCAGGTGCAGTTCTAGTATGAACACCATCAGTTGATCTTGTGAATTTACCAGGTTCACGATTAATAACAGGTCTTCGCATTGGTTCACCATCACGAGTTGCTACACGGCGAGAGGGTCTATCATTACCAACATTATCAACGCCAACAACTGGTCTTGTGCGAACTGGCCTATCATTAACTTCATCATCATCGTCAACTACAGGTCTAGTAGGACGAACATCAGACATTTTACGAACACTAAAACCATTGTCAGCCGCAACCTTCTTTGCTTGGTCTAGCTTAGACATTTTAGAAACGGTATATCCATTATCTGCAGCCGTCTTTATTGCCTTAGAAATCATATCTTCCTTTTCTTGTTCAGCATCATGAACAGGACGACGGAATGAAGGTCTGGTATTCTGGTCATCATCATTAATCCTATCACGGAATGATGGTCTCTCAGGTCTCATAGGACGGCGTTCAGGTTCATATTCATCAGCAACATCCTTGAAACGAGGAGTTTCTGCATATCTACGGCGACTACGATAATCAGTATCAGCATCATCCACAGATCTATCACGAAGTGGCTTAAAGCGTGTAGTTCTCATATCATCATCATCATCAAATCTAGAAGAACGGAATGAATCTCTTTCACGCTGTCTATCACGAAAACGATTTAAGTCTCTTTCATCCTGGTCACGTGGTGGCAACACAGTATATCCATTTCTTTCAGCAGTTCTACGAGCAATTCTCAATGTTTCTTTATCAATCATAATTATTCACCTCAAATTATATTAACATGTTAATTTATAGAGTAAAATAAAATTAGTATATTATTTATACTAATCTTATTTTTATTTTTTTTTATTATTATTAAACTTTATTCACATATATGTCTATGAATAACAGCATCTTCATCAACTTCAGTTAGCCAATTCATAGCCATTAACAATAATTTCTTTGTTGGTGCTGTTATCTGTATTTCATTTTCTAATTTTTCAGCATCTACCTGTCTATAAGTATTATATTCTTTCATTTGCATATTTGTATCAATATCAAATGCAGACATAGGTTTTATACTTGGATTTTTCATTTTATCCCAAGCACCAATAGCATCATAAGCGCCATCTTCAGTATAAAATTCAACAATGCCTACATATTCATTAGGTTTAACACTTCTTACAGATTCATCTAGATTAAAAATATCATTGTATTCTTCAGGATTTAGTCTAACCAATTCGGCTTTATCACCAAACCATTCATTTACAATTTTAGAAGCTTGTTTAGAATCCATGACATAGATTTTGTTATCTTTTTGAGTTATTTCAAATACACTATCCCAACCACCTTCATTTGCAAATAGATAGTATTCTTCATTAGCTTCATCTTCAGAACCAAATGTTATCTGCCAAATATTTTGTGTAGCTTTATTGAAAACACCTTCCGTAATATTGAAAGCATTACTTTCTCTATTTTTCAATACTTCTGGATATTTCATTCTAGCATAGTTCACAACACTTTCAGCAACAACGAACCAGCTAGGTTCACCTGCATCATATTCTTGTTTAATGAAATCCTTAATGTAAGTACCAAGTTCCTTAACTTTATTTACATCAATTCTCTTATCAAGATATTTAAATACATTCATTTTCCACTGGTCATAAGTTTCTCCATCAGATACACCATCATCAGGTGTATTATCTTCAGTACTTTCATTTATAAGTTGTGTGTCAGTTTCATTATTATAATCTACGAAACCAGATTCATTAATAAATTCTCTAAATGTGGTATTTTCAGATACAGGTACATTTTTGGATAATTTATTTTTAATATCTCTAAAATACCATTTATAAATATGACCAGGTTCATCATCTGCATATCCAGCAAATGCTTGATTATTGTACCACGGTTTTTCAACAGTTACAATAGTACCATATTTCATTTCAACTTTATCACCTTTATGGAGTTCTTGTTTCCAATTTATTTTTTCATCTTGTTCTTTTTTACCGTTAGTTATCCAATTCCAATAGCCAGTAAAATCTCCAGGATTTTCTTCAGTACTACCAAATTCATTAAGTTCTTTTTTCAACCATGCGGCTACACTAGCATTATATCTCAGACTAGAATCAAGACCAATATCTTTATAACCCCATTCATTACCTAATTTCTTAATTAAATAATAACATACTAGAGGTCTACCATCGGATTTTCTCTTATAGCAGAAGAAATTACCAAAATTCTTTACATATTCCCATAGTGATGAAATTTCAGTTTCTTTCAAAGCTTCTTTAACATCAGCAGGGCTAGTCCATTCAGAATAACTAGACCAACCTTCATTTAATTTTGTAGATTCTTTCATAGCACCATAATTTCTCACAACTCTTTTTATTAATAGTTTTTTACTCATATCTTCCTGCTTTAAATCATGCATACATTTTAAAGCAGATTTATAATCATCAAATTCATCTACAAAATATTCTTCACCTAACGAAGTTTTTTCGAAGACTGCATATACTTCTTTTAGTTTATCAACTGTTGATTCATTGATTCCAACACCTATCCAGTCACCAATTTTGGCTTCTAGTTTATCTAAATCTTGGTTTGCAATTGGATAGTCAATCTCATCAGAATGATATTTAATATAATCAGAAACATCACCTTGGTCATAATCACAGATACCAACTAGATAATCATATAATTCATCTTCGCTATCTATCATAATAATCCTCAAATAATTATACTTCTATTATGGATAATATGGATTAAATTCTTCCAAACCAAGTAACTCCAACACAGCCATACCAAATTCTTCTGTTTCAAGTGATTCTTCAGCCTCTTCAATTTTGCTTAACCATAGTTTACCGGCTTTAACATTGTCTTCATCTCCAGTTTCTTCACCTTCTTTAATTTGTTCACGAACCTCATCTTTGTATTTTTCCAAGGCGTTCCATATACATCCACCCAATACAGTTTCGGGTGCAGAAATTGCAGTAGTTTCATTTAAAATCATATATTTATTTTCTTTCAAGATTTTTTTGGCTTCATCTAATTGCATAATTTTTCTCCATTAATCCCAATGGTCTTCCCAATCTGGTTCACCATCCCATTGATGGAAGGTTTCATATTTATGAATTGAATTCTTAATTCTAAGTGTACCGTCTGGTTTAATTAAAGCAAGAACCGCTTCATTTCTTGATGGATTTTCAACATCAATTGGAACAACTTTACCTTGAGTCAAATCACCAGAAATTGCTTTCTTTGGTAATTCTACAACAAGTGCTTTCTTACCTTTAACATCAATGACTTTATAATAGTCATTGATACACATAGAATAACCCCACATTCTATGATAGATTTCACCAATCTTAACAGGTGAATCAGCATCAGGTGCTTTAGGTGTAGCTTTCTTTACACTAGTTGGTTTTGTAGTAGTTTCACCATTCTTTTTCTTATCCAATAGTTCACCAATCATTTTGAAAGCATCTTCTTTACTTAAATTCTTATTACGATAGTCTTGTTTAGTTAACTTAAATAAAGTCCACAACTGTTTGCTAGTTGCTGGACCTTCCAAGGCCTCGTCTAATTCATAAGATTCATCATTTATAAGTCTATAACCATTTTCTTTTAAAATTTCTTTTGCTTCTCTTAATAGCATATTATAATCTCCAAATTAAAGGGTCTTAAACCATTCCTTAAATGCATTACGAATTTCTTTAGAACCTTTACGGTCTATTTTCTTATTGAATTTTTCAGTAGCAATAGCAATGGTTTCTGCCTTTTCAGGTGTAACTATTGGTTCTTGTGGAGTAACTTCTCTTTCAATGTATAAACCTATAGATTCATTAAGAACCCATTCCGTAGTACGCTGTACTGATTCATATATAGCATCTGAATAACAAGTTTGTCCGGACGGTAAAAATACACTATCTATACAAATAAGATTAAAATCATCTGCAACAACATTATCTTCAAGAAGATTACCAGTACCTCTAGAAGAAACACCCATACGAACACCATCAGAAATTAATGATTCCAATATTTTACCGCATGGGGTAGATAGAACCTTAGCTTTACCCATAGCAAGATTTCCATCCATAACAAGTTCAGTTACAAGAATGGAAGCTTCTCTTGGGTCAATTTCACATCTTTCTTGTGGATGATTAAGTTCACCTAATGATTCGTGACTTTCAATGAGATTTTGGAACTTATTGACTTCTCTTTCTATTAGTGGTTTTGGATATACACGTCCGGTTTCTATTACGGTCTACAGCTTGTAAAAATGGACCTGTAATAAACATTCTTTTTCTACCGGTAGTAGATTCTTCCAACAATTCACCTTTAATATCATTATATGTTTCTTCAGTAATAAGTTTTTTATATTCAACCATAATAAACCTCTTATAATATTTCTATATACTATTTATAAAAGTTTCATTTATCCTCATAGTTGTCTTTCTTTTCCCATTTTTCACGAAATTCCTTAGCATGTTTAATAATCCAGTCTTTTATGGCTTCTTCACCTAAATCTCTATGGGCTTTTTCGCTTTCAATCCATTTATGGATTTCTATTTCTTTAATCTGGTCAGACATATATTTTTTATATTCTTCATCTGTCATATTTGTCCTCCAGTTTTCCATTTTTATCTTCCCACGATTTTTTGAAAGTGTCATATTCAAAGTGAACCCAGTCCCACATAGCCTTCTTATATTCTTCAGACTCATGGTCTTTATTTTTGGATTCACCGTATTCAATCATGGCTTTAATAAAATCTAAATCAAATTTTCGCTTTAATTCCCATTGGTTCATAATTATTTACCTTTTAAACTGTGGAATTATAGCATCATAATCACAAGTTCAACAAACCACCATATATTATTTAGATTTTTTGGGTTGATATGTAAGTGCTAGTTCCTGTTCTGATATGACTTTGAATTTAAACCCCATTTTTCTGCACCATAGTCTTGCTTGTGTCCACTTTTCATGATTTTTTTGTAAGACTTTACAGACCTCTTGCCAAGATTCTATTCTTTTTTGTGTAAGCTTCTTACTTCTATTTAATTCAGGATATATTATTTGTCCGTTTTCATTTAATTTTGGAATTTGTGATTGAGGTTTAACTTCTATCAACCATTTTTCTATTAAACCGGTCTCTAGTCTTGCATTTAAACACAAAGTCAGTAATATATCGGTGAGACTTATTATCAATCTGAGAGAAGTATGGTATTTCTACAATTTCAGAACCGCCACTCTATAACATTTTCATTCAAGTCACACCAATTTGAGAATATGCGTTCCCAACTTGAACGAAATGTAATTGGATGTGCATTATTACACTTACCATTATAATTAAGACATTTGTCTGGATTTCTAGGAACGAACTGTCCTTTTAGATAGTTGTTGTTGAACATTGACATTATAGTTCTTCTCCATTCTCCACAGCATAGATAATATCATCTATTTCATCTTTTGCTTTTTCTTCCCATTTATCTGATAAGAAACTATATAATTCTTCAAATTGTTTTTCTGGTATTTTTCCGGATATACAAGTTTCAATTATTTCAACTGGAACATCGCATAAGTTCAAATATGCCAATAATAAGACATAGACTTTTATATAGTCCAATTCAAATATATTTTCTTTTATGGAATGCTTAATTAGTCTTTCGTTGTTGAAGATATAATTAAGATTAACATATAATTCTTCTAAATCATTCATAATATATTTATTCAATGAAAAAGGCTACCCATAATTGAGTAGCCTTTTATTTTTATATTTTTGGTAAATTAGACTTCAGATGCAACCACACCGGAGTTTCTATCAATAGTAATCTTAACATCAATAAGTTCAATAGCTTCGGCAGGCTGAATTTTCAAAGCAACCACCATAATATGTGGATCTTCTTCATCTTCAGTCACAGAAAGTGCATATTGGATAACACCTTCGGCAGCCTGAACTCTTGACATAAATGCATCAATAGAGTTTTTAGCAGCAGCACGGGTATTGGCCGTATTTTGCTGGAACAAGTAAGGAACCAACATATTTTCAAGTTGTTTTTCAATGTAGTTTAGACATCTACGAACATTGATTCTATTCAATGCAGATTCTTTCTTCAAAGCAGTTTTCTGACCCCAAATGATTTCACCGAAACCACCACATTGACGAGATGTATTAACATTCTGGTCATAGAGTTGTCCGATTTCATCATCGGTCAATCTTGAAAGTTGTCCAGTGGTATATTGAATACCACCACGAGATACACCAGCAGGTGCCATCCACGGATAAGCATACATATCACAGTATGCCATAGCACAAGCACCAGCTACTGATTTTGGTAGATAAATCCAAGAACCAAGTGTTCCATTGTAATACTTATCATATCCACCATATTCAGCAACATAAGAACCATTATTGAATGAGAACATCTTGGCTTCACCAATCTGTCTCTTTACTGTTTTTGATTCCTTAGAAGTTACTTGCACAACGCCAATGTCAATCTTACGAGCAGCGGCAATTTCAGCAATCTTCTTCTGCATAGCACCATAACGCTGGCGGCCATTGAATGTATCAATTGCTTCAACATTGAACAAGATATCAAAATCAGCCTTTTGTCTATCACGATAAAGTTTCAATGCAGTGGTCTTTTCACCCATATTATTTTTCTTGGAGTTAGTACCACCAGTCAACTGATAGATTGCATAGGTCTGTTTTGGTTGAGCATATGTACCAGCACCAGTTCTAGCATCATTTACAGAATTACGAGATACATAAATGTAGTCAGAATGACCATTGATTACATTAGGTGCAAACAATGAATTACCATTTGCATCTTTAGCCTGTGGGTCATTTGATACATAGAAAGATTCAATAGGATCTTTCAATAATGCATCCATACCAAGACCCCAAGCAGCTTCGGCAGTTTGTGATTTAGTCTTTACATAAACATTAATACGATAAACCTTAGTCCAAGTCAATGTATCAGGATCTGTATTTGGGTCATCAACCTTATCTTCATCGTCAAAGCGATATTTCCAGTTGAAAGCATTCTGGTGATTCAATGCAGCAATATCAGCACATTCAGTAGTAATAATTGAAACACCAATATCATTACCATATTCACCAGGTCCAATTGATGCGATAATTAACTGATTATTCTTGTTAGAAACATATTCTTCAATATCACCATTACCTGGTTCATCGTCAGATTCAATGGATATTGTATAACCATCTTTATATGTTTCGTTAGTAGAATTGAGAACCTCGGAGGTAGAGAATGCAACCATCTTAGATATTGCTTGGGAACCTTCTTCTTCTTTTTGAAGACCATCTTGCCAAGGAATTACAACACCACCAGGTTTATCCTGAACATAAGTTGCTAATGTTGTTGGCTGTTTTGCATTCTTTTCTACGATAGTCCAGAACAACCATTCATTATATCCATTACCATCATTCTTTGAACAGAATTCTCTCCATTCATTTGTATAGATAATGACATACTTAGGTTCATTTTCAGTATCCTTTGTACCACCATCCCATACACTATAATATTTAAGTAATGAATACTTGTCTGAAATAATTTCTTCAACATCAATACCATAGTCAGCGGCAACCTTTGTTACGATGTCAATGCTATCCTCTGCATTGTAAAGCTGGTCAATCGGAGTACATTCAATATCTTCCTTATCAGCAAGAGCTTCTTGTAATGTATTCATACCATATTCACGGTATTGAATACCAACAGCCTGACTAACAGTTTCTGTAAATGCTGTTGTATCAACATAGTAAGTCTTATCAGTGACATCATCCCAGTCTCTAAATTGGATTTTAGAAGCATTAGCAGTAGAACAATAATCCTCTGTTGCTTCAGCACTACCAGCAAAGAAACTTGTTGTATTGAAAATTTCCTGATAAGTAAATGTTGTTTCAGTTGTATCTTGTTGAGCACTAACAATGGAATTGCGTAATTCTTCAGTGAAATATGCAGATACTTGTAATGGAAGACCATTCAATGTATCATTGTTTGGAATTGAGAATGTAGTCTTATAACCCTTAAATGCAGAAACAGCAGTTGATTCAGTATCAGCAGCAGAAACTACAATTGGATTATTATTACATTCAAAACAATCGGCATTCAATCCACCAGAAGTCCATGCAGCAGAAGTCAAAATCAAATCATCAAACTTCTTTGTGACTTCACCATTGTATCCAACTTTAGATGCAAATTCAACATAAGTACCATTGTCAACTATTACTGCAGATGGGTCTAAGTCACTATCACTACCTGTTGCAAGGGTCTTATATACAGCAATAGATGCAGGTGTATCAGAAATCAAATCCTGAACTTTAGCAAATTGTGCTTTCTGTTTCAATGCGAAAGCAGATGTAAAACTATCACTCTGCCACTGACCATTTTTCAATAGTGCAGAAACAGTCACACCTGTATCAAGCGGACCAATCAACTTTAACTGAGAATCATCCTCATTGTTGATATATTTAAATTCAGATGTATCTTTAGAAAGATAAGTATCATTTATATCAGCATCAGAATATGGATACTGAATTTGAGCATAACCTTCATCACCCATTGTTGCACGAACACAAAGCAACTGATTAGATACAGCAAGATAGTTTTCTGCAGCAAAATGACCATAATCGTCTAGATTTTCAGGTTCACCATAAATCTGTGTGAAATGGTCAAAAGATGATGTAAGAACTCTTTGGTTTACAGGGCCTTTATTGGATTTAAGAACAATAGCACCAATACCAAGGCCTGGAACAGAATTTGAACGGATTGTATTATCAGTCTCGCTAAATCTTATTCCTGGAACGCTATATTTAGCCATAATTTAATTCCTCATAAGAATAAACACAATAATAATTTCACTCACTCACAATAACAATTATATAATGTATTTATACTTATAGCACCCTAAAACTGGGTGCTTTTATATTAAAGCTTCAATAGTGCTTGTCTAGTTTGACCAGGACTTTCAAATTTTATTCCCTTACCACCAGCCATTACGAAGGCTTCTATGTTTTTACCAAAATCATCTATAAGTAGACTTTTTGGTGCAGCGAATTTGGCTTTATCTTTTCCAGATTTTACGATATAAATGTTCTTATTTGGTATTCTACAGTTATTTCTAAGCCATTCCAATTTACCATTTACACCATCATCATAAGTAACTTGAGATAAAATACACAACTCTATACCATGTTCATCACAGAACTTCTCTAACCAGTAATAGAATCGTTCTCCTTCTTCAGTCCATTTCATATATGCCCAAAAATCTATACCAGCAGCATGGACTTTTTCCCAATCTACTTTATAATGCTCAATAGCACTTAATTCTTTACAAGCACCACGAAAATCCGTTATAACTCCGGTCCATGTCAAGATATATTGTATCTATTAGATTGTTCATATATTATTTATATCATTTTCATCTATGTTTAAAAAGCTTTGTCTATTCTCATCCAATATTCTATATGTCAATTCACCTATCTTTATATTACACTGTTCTACATCAGTTTTTGAATTTGTATCAATTATACCAAGATAAGCTTCATCTTCAGGAACAGTAAATGTATAATATGGTGTTTCAAATCTATATTTCACAAAACCTTTCCAAGAATCACCATTCCATTCTCCAGTTCCATTATAATCTTCAAAATCATATCCATTATTAATTGTTTTTGGATTTATGTCATGACATAATATAACACCACCATTATTTAAGTATTTAATAGAATTTTTTATATCTTTATATACTTGGTGTCCTTCATGTAATCCATCTATAAAAATGCAATCATATTTCTTGTGGTTAATCTTAAAAAATTCGTCAGAAGTAAGTTCAAAATCTGCTTCAGCATTTGAATCTGGGTCTATACAAAATTTTTCTCTACATTTAATCTTATCAAAATTATCAGCTTTATGTCTTGTACCTATTTCAAGATAAGATTTTAATTTATACTTTTTTATGAATTTGTTTATTATTTCACTGCGATGCATTTATATAACCATTTTTTCTTCTAGCAATTTAACGTCACAAGGATATATTGGTTCACTTATGATTGGCAATACATTATGTTTCTTTGAATAAACTCTCCAATAGCAATTAGAGATTCGTTCACCTAAAAAACCTAAAATTCTAGTAGGTTCATGTGTGTTATTTTGTATCTTTGTTTCTTCATTTAATTTTTCAATAGTTAATTTTTTATCTTCTTTAAATTGGTTTAATAACAAATATAAAGTATCTATCCAATCATTAAATAATTTTCTAGGACATGAAGCCATATTGTAACAAATCATGTAGTTATCGTCAAGTGACTTTATCCATTCCGATTTAAATTCATATGTTAGATTAGATTCCATTACTAATCTAGTTAGGTATTCCAAATCTTCTATATTGTGAAATGTGGCATACATTTCTTTTACTGAGTATTTAAATTTAAGTGGAGTAGGTATATAAATCGTTTTATAATCTGGTAACATGAATCTACGTCTATAATGATTAACTACCACCCAATCAGATTCTATATTATCTCTAACATAGAATAAATGGCTTATTTCGGAATATAATTTGTCATTATATAATTTACTATCAAAATATTGTATATGTGGTAGATTTGTTTTTATTTTATTTGGTGAAATTACTAAAAACTTATTTAATGAATCTTTGTCTAAATCAGTCCATTCAAAGTCTTTATGTGCCAATACTGCATTCAATATTTTCATACCATATCAAAAATAGAAAATCACCTATATTACTAGGTGATTTATAAAAAATTTTATTTACAGTTAAACTTATTCATCATCTTCTTCAGTTTCTTCATCTTCATCTATATCAGATATCCATTCATATTCACGAGCCATATCAGCAACAGCATCTTCAGACATATATCTAAGTGCTGCTTCAGCGACATCTTTCCATGATAAAATACCTTCATCACACATTTCTAGAACTTTAGTGGTTGCTTCACGAACCCCTTCATTTAGAAGATAGTCATTTTCAGAAAGAATTCTTTTTGCTTCATCTAATTTCATACTGAATCTCCATTACTTATTAGGACAGTTTGCATGTATGGTTTGGTCAATGTAAAGTCCAATATTAGACAAGATATCTCTCAAAGCAATATTTGATTTTTCAGCAATAGCCTTACGAATATCCTGACAATATTTGATATAATCATCTTCAGATTTGAAATCAGCCTGTTGAACAGCTTGTTTTGTTGCATATTCAACGATAGCCATACCAATATCTTCACCAAGTTTCTTTAGACCAAGTTTCAATGAAGAATCAGTTACATATGGTGCTAGAAGGCCAGTCTTACCTTGTTGAGCAGGCTGAGCAGGCTGTTCTTTAACAGGTGCATCTGCATCTAGTGGTTCATTCATTATAGTTCCTTCTTCATTTAATCTATTGTGATAATAACTTTTGAAATCCATTTTTATATCTCCATTAAATTCTATATTCTATTTATTTTAGAATGAATCCTCGTCTTCAGCAGCAATCTGGTGACAAATTTCATCTAAGTCTTCTGTATTTGAAAATCTACTTCCATGTGTATTTAGTACATATTTCTGAAGTTTGCGATATTTTCCTTCTTCATCTAAGTTCTTATAGGCTTCTGTATCACGAAGTCTTCTCAATGTCTTATCTTCTTTGATTTCCAATGCCAAATCAGTAATGGTATTTTCCTTTAAGAACTTTCTAAAATCTGATTTAATTTCAGATTCTTCAAAAATTCTATCCATAGCATTTATGTACATATCTTCATCATAATCTATGGTCAAATCAAGAACTTCACCAAATTTGGCTTCACATTCATCTTCAGTAATACCAAGATTGTCAGAAACATAAGTCAATAGGTCAGCTCTAGTAGGTTCAATATCGTTTTCTGTCAATTTTTCTAGATAAGAATCAATGGCATCATCCAATTCATCTCTAGTAACTTCAACTAGCATATTATTGGAAATCTGACTAAAGGATTCTTTATAGATTTCCTTCTTTGCTTTCTTATAGTCAGCAATCATATTCTTGACCAATTTTCCTACTGTAGCTGAATTATAAATTGGTTTAGCCTTAATAGAATTGTTTTTCATCATAGAGGCAAATTTTGCGTGTTTCTTTGCCTCACCACCAACTTTAACTGACAAATCACCATTTTCCAATACTTTAATAGAGCCAATTTTTGCCTTACCTATAATGGTACGGTCTATAATATCATAAGTGGTATCATCAAACTTTTCAATACCAAAACCAGCATTTATGAATATTGGAAGAATCTTAGAAATAAACTTATTTTTTGCTTCCATATCAAATAACTCCTAAAAATGTATTTTCTATATTTATAATTTTTTGTCCTAAACGTTGGTAATTACTGTTGAACTTGCCACAAATGGTGCCGCTGACACATTTTCATTGGAGAATTGAATATCTTTAGTTCCTCTAACATATCCATAGTCCATATTCCAGTCTCCATATCCAAATAAGTTCTTATATTTCTTTACAATCATACCACCGTATGTTTTAGTTAGTTCACCACCATTTATCAAGTAACTCGGGTCATATGAAATCTCCCATATTGTGTCTCTAGCACTTTCGGCAGATTTTCCAGTTGCTGTGACCGCATCAAAATTCATTGTCTTATCATCTGGGTTAAAGGTCGCAGAATTGCCACTTATAGACCAATACTGTGCTTTGGTGTTGGTATTATCATCATACCACTGAACCGTGGCAGGAGCACCAAGTGCTCGCAACTGCTGGTCTATTGAGGTCCATATTGATTTATCCTTGTCAGCAAATGCGGAATATGATAATATTTGTTTACTTCCTACAGGATAATTTACAATATCTTCCAATTCTTCATAATAATATTCTTTATGGAAGTCACCCAGAACGGAACCTTCAAATGTATCGTAAATTGCAGATGCTCTACCAATCTTAGTACCAAATTCATAAGACAAATCATATCTATCTGTAAATGGTTCAGTCTTTGAATAATTACCCATAATGGTCTGGTGATAAGTTTCGGCATTATCAGGAACACCACAAATTGTAACGATTTTATCAATTATTTGGGCATTCTTAATTGGCTTATAAAGGAATGCTTCCAATGTGAATGTAAATGAAGCAGTAATTTCTCTTTTGTCTTCTTCACCAAAATCAGTAGTAATTTCTAGATTACTAGAATCGCATTTTATTTTAATGGAGCGTCTTGTATTTAAGAACCAGAATTCCTTTAAGTCTATATAGTTTTCAGGTGCAAATCTAACCAATATCTGTTCCATAATCTGATTAGCATCAGAAATATGTTCCGTCTTGGCTTCCATTGAAATAGTAACATTGTAAGGAACTGGTTGAACATCTGCCCAAAACTTATTTGCCATTAGATAATCTACACCATGAACTTCAAAATACTTTGAATAGAATGCTCTGCATTCACCAGCACCAGCATATCTATCACCTGCGAACTGAAGACTATCAATTCTATAAGTCATGTTTGGTAATTGGATATAGTATTTCTTACCAGATTCCTGTTCAACTCTAAAATCGTGTGACTTCATACGAGGACCAAATTTTAGAGGAACTTGAATTTTCTTTATTGGTTCACCTTTTTCATCGTATCTAACAACATATACATTATTGAAAAAATTACCAAAACCAATAACCAAAGACCTTAAACTATCTGCATACCAGTAATTCTTTGGATAGCCTTCAAGTGGTGCTCCATCAATAACACCTTTTCGGAAACCATGAAGCGATGGGTCATATGCAGGTTTTGCTGTAGAATTAGGATTATTTTGCGTCCAATTTGACATACATTATTTATGATAATTTAAGCGTTCTTTCCCTGAAGAAAGGCTTCAATTTATCAAGTTCACGAATTACAACATCGTCAATATGGGCAATATCATTGTCTAAGTTCTTAATGTTCTTTTCGTGATCTTTAATGTCATTGGATATTTTAGTCTGGTCAATTTTCTGTAATGAAATTACACGCTGGTCGCAGATAAATTTTGCAGCTTCCATCGCCCATTTTTTACCTTTTATTCCAGGCATATTTTCAGCAATATATTTTACAGGATCTTTTTCTTCTAGACCTTTAACAATCACTTTGATATTTTGTGATGCCAATAATCTCCATTCAGATTTTTGCTTTTTATCTTCTTCAATTTTCTTTTCGGCTTCACACATCTTAGTTTCAACATCTTTTCGCCAATCAACCCACATATTCATTAGTTCAAGCATGTTTGGCATAATGACTTTAGTATCAACATCTTTTTCAATGTTCTTTGATTTAGTTCTTTCAATCGCATAATAACGATAACTTTCTGACTTTATTAAATGTTTATGGATTTTCTTTTCAAAGTCATCTTCATTAGCAAATAATACTTCTAGTTTACAAGGTTCATCTTTTGTTGACGAATCATTTACATAGATAACTACTTTATCATCAATCATTGAAATCATCTTATTGATGAATGCATTTGGTGAAAAACCCGGACAATAACCAGTAACAGTCAATAATGTATTTTTCTTTTCTTTTGTCAATGTGTATTCACATTCATACTTTATTGAACCTTCACCAGTCTTATATAATTGTTCAATTTCTGCGGGTGTAGATATAATTTTTCCACCATACTTATAATCAGGTCCTTTAAATACCTTCATTATATCTTTTATTTTGGTGGCTTCACCTTTCTTAACAACTATCTTCAATGCATCAACTACTTCTTTAAGATTATGTGCAGGAATATTGCAACTTAAACCAACCGCAATACCAGCACATTCATTTATAAAGAAATTAGGAACTCGTGTAGTCAATACAACAGGTTCTTTAAATTCACCTGTATAGTTTGGAACATAGTCCGCAACATCCATGCATTCAAGCATTTTCATACCAAGTTGCGAAATCTTTGCTTCGGTATATCTTTCAGCTGCAGCACCATCGGTCAAAGAACCCCAGTTTCCCTGACCAAAAATCATAGGATATTCACTATCAGCCAATGTTCCCAATGAACCATAAGCAGTTCCATGCGGGTGATATTTTCCGCATACAATCACCTGTAATTCTAGCAGATTTTACAGTCTTATTATCCCAAGTTGCCTTCAATTCTTTTGCAGTCCACATCAATCTACGCTGAGCAGGCTTCAATCCATCACGATAGTCAGCCAATGCTCTATCTTCAAGAACATCCAAACCATAAGTTTTCATATTGGTATGGAACATAGTTTCAGCATTTATTGTTTTTTCATCTGTATCTTCAAAAAAATCATTTAATTCTGTTTTATTCTTTTTCATAATATTCCTATAAATTTTTTACAAATATAATAAAATACACACCATATACAGGTGTGTTATTTATTTTGTTTTTATTTGAACTTATTCTTCGTCAGCGAACATAGCATCAATATCTCTAAATTTTTGTATTTGGTCTTCTAGTTTTTTAACAACATTGGCTACTTTTGCATCATTTTCTAGAATTGTTCTCATTTGAGACATTGTTAAGTCTTTTATATTATGGACTTTGCAAGGAATATCAAATATGAATGATAGATAGTTGTCTTTAGTGACTTTTGTTTCTAGTAATTCTGAATAATCGTATATAAAGCAATCAGGTGAATTTGTGTAATTATTGACAATCTTATAAATTGGTTTTTTCCTAATTAAACTTGATTCATTATATCCATATTCCCAAAATCTATCTAGTTTATTTCTAATAGATGTAACCGCATAATCTTCAATAAAGAATGCTTTATACTTCAATAATTCTCTTATGACATCACTCGACGAAATCATCAGCAATAAATCTCTTCTTCAATTCATTGTTTAATTGTTTGATTTTATTTATTGTTCTACCTAAAAAATATTCAAGTGTCTTTGGGTCTGAAACATATATGAATGATGTGGTAATATTTAGAAATGGTTTAGTATCATTTGGAAATAGAGGACTTTCATTATTCTGAAAAATACTGAATGCATTATATCGTAATTGAACTTTTTGAAACCCTGTACTAAAATATGTAATATAAAGCC